AATAATACCATCACCAAAATATACTTCATAAGTGTCGTCGATACTTTCTTGCAAGAAGTATGCTTGAGTATTGGCTTTTACTGCAGTAAAATCAGATGCAAGAGTATAAACATCTTGTTTTGTAGATGCTTTATTTGGTCTTACTTTAACAAGTAGCGTAGAAATATCAACATTAGTATCTGGAATCTGAAAATATTGTCCATTATCAAAAGAATCTACCGTATATTGAATACTTTTTAAGTCACCTTCTGAAATTTTAACATCCGTGAAGCGATAAACGTTTTGTCGAGTAATTTGTACTCCAGTAAGCTGATTTGTTTCAACAATGTCTTGTGGAGCTATTGTTACGCTCTCTAAAGTCACAAAATTATAGTTTTTGTTGTTAATATTTGTTGAAAAACGTGTTCCGCGATCTAATGTTAGCGTAATTGGACTACCAATAGGTGAATTTACTTCAAAATTAATCATCGAATACGCAGAACTAGATGAACGAGGCACATATGATAACATTTTTGCTAATGAAACTACATTTCCACGGCGTTCAGCGGTATCAAGAAATACCTCATTCATAGCCATATTAGCATTCATAGCGTTATAGTGTGTATTATACGCTAAAATGTCTAAAAGCACAGACATTCCTGACCCGTCGAAGTCATAATCGACGAATTTGCCTTTATCTTGTTGCGCTTTTAAGTAAGCTTTGAAATTTTCCTTAATCTGGAAAAAATCTAACTCTGTTACTTTTAAGTTAGATGCCATTATCTTAATCTCTCTAGTATGATTGTTGCTGTTCCGACTTGTTCTGTTGCGATAACCTGGAATGTAATATTCACATCATAAGCGTTATTGTCAATATCGTCGGTAATTTCTATATTTTGAACGATGACTCTTGGTTCAAAGTTTTGAATGGTTCTTGTAATAGCCATTTCAATATCATGCATTGTGATTGGATCTGCTAATTCAAACAATAAACCTCTAACGCCTGAACCAATTTCTGGTTGAAATGGACGTTCTTGGAAATTAGTCATGACTAAATTTTTAACAGCACCCTTAATAGCTTCTAAATCTTTTATAGGATTAATATCACCAGTGATAGGATTAGGCATAAATGCTAAATCTAGATCGCTGTGAACAAATTTCCTAGCTTCAATGGAAGCTTTTTGAGTAGTTGAATCTGATGGATTTTGTGTACGCATGATCCTATTTATTAGGCTTTAAAGACGCCATAAGCCTTTTCAGTTAATTTTACTCGATCTTGATAACCAAATATCTTTGCTGGATCTCCATTTGGCTTACCAAAGTTAACCAAGCTTGCACATGCTCCCCAATCTTGTTTATCAGCATATGAAGCAATATTTGAAGTCTTATAATACCAGCAACCCGTCTCAACAGCAATATTTTTATCTGATACCACTTGATCTGGATTTGTTACTAATCTATCATCGCCAAAGAATGCCTTAGATGCTCTTGTATAGTTGTCTTTTCCAGTCAATTGTTTTAAGCCTCTACCGCGATATTTAAAACCATCACCAGTTTCAGGAGGTCCATTTAGCATACGATTTGAGTAAATCACGTTCATGATAGCTTCACGACCTTTGTTAACTAAAGCTTGGGCATCTTCAAGAGTTGGGAATCTAGATTGCTTTGGATTTAACATCGTATATAGAGTTTTAGCGCTATATCTTCCGTCTTCTTCTAATAATACCCATTTAGTTTCAACTGTAACATTTGCACAAAATGCAGCAACACGCTCTGGAGTAGTAATATTATATTTTGGTAACATTTCTTCCAGATAGCTAAACCATTTTCCTGCTTCTTTTCCACAAGCTGCTTCTAGTTTAGCTTGATTAAAATCAAATGAAAATTTACCCTTACTTGCTCCTGTTTGTACAGTTGCAGCTGTAGGGGCTGGAGGAGGAGATGGAGGAGTTTCTCTTACAGGATTTTTCTGTGGTGTTTTAGGAGGATCTGCTTTTATCTCAGGTGGCTGTGGAACTACAACAACTGTGACCGTTTCTTTTTGTGGGTTTTGTGGGTCTACTGTTTTTACTTCTTCAGTTATTATAGGAACTTCCATGTTTGGAACATCTTTACAGATATCGCTAACAACTGATTCAATATTTAATTGTGAAAGCTCTTCTTGAGCTGCCTTAAACGCTGCACCAATTTTATCAGTTAACGCATTCAATCCAGCAAATATGTCTTTATTATCATCTCCAGCTAAACCCACAGGTTTAGGGATTTTTTTAATGATAGCATCTAAATCATGGCCGGCAGCAGTCATTGCATCGCCAAATTTTGCTTTTAATTCAGCAACTTTAGCAGCGTATGCATCAGGATCTAAATTTGGAAGGTTAGCTAGTTCTTCTTGTAAATTTACAGAAGGCACTTGAGGTATATTAACCTCTTGTAATTTGCTTTTAATTGTATCAGCAAGACTTCCAAGATCTCCAATTGACTCAACTCCAGCTTGGATAGACTGCTTTAATGTGTCAATTCCTGCCTTAGCTTCATCAAGCGCAGCATTAATTCCACAAACCTTTGGTGCTGTATCTGCCATATTAGTTTAATTCCACCTTTGATGCTAATACTTTAAATGTTGGACCAGCATTAATGTTAAATGATCCATCCACATTAATAGTCATATTAGCTTTACACGTTAATACCCAATCTGATTTAGAACCAAAATCTAAACCATCTTTCGATAAGAATTGTTGTGTTGAATTAGTTGATACTGATTGCGCTCCATTAGAAAACATACTATACGTATCTAAATGAATATAATCAGTTTTTCCTGTAACAGTTAATCCGGATGTACCACCGATTGATTCAGTTTTATTACCATCAATTAAAAGTGTTTGATTTGAGCCCACACGTGTTAAGAATTCTTCTTTAACGTTTAAGTTAAAGTTACCAACTACTTCTGCATTATCATTTTGTGTAATCTTGGTGAATCTATTTCCATGAACCTTTAAATGATAATCGCCTTGAATTTCATGTATTAGATCGCCCTTTACTAATAGTCTTGCTGTACCTTCAACAGTAACATTACTACTACCACGAACCAAGATATTATCATCATAAACAACAATTTCATAATTATCACCTGAAACTTTAGTCATTTTACTTCCATCAGGGAAGATTTCGTACCATGTTCCAGCTGGATGATATTCAACTATGCGAGTACCATTTGGCGTATCATCAATCTCTTTAACTACGCCAGTTTCAGATTCGTATGTATGAACTGTTGGATACATACCAGGAGCACCATGACGTGGTTCTGGTTCATCCCACGTTTCGCGCGTATCTTCGGTTCCTTCAACGGCTTTATTATCAATAGTAGCCAATGTAGGCTTAGTTGACATTTCAATACCTTGTACACGCTCAGAATATCTACTAATATATGATATGTGCTCTGACCATTTTTCTTCACGAGCAACATAACTTACGTCGCTATCATTATGCCATCGAGGATATTCTCCCTCAGAATCTTTAAAAGCCTTTTGTTCAGCAGAAGGTTGTGTTGGATATCCATGAATTGATCCCATAACAATAGGATCTTGTTGATTTTCGCCATCTGCAAAGAAACCAACTACCCAAGAACCTTCAACTAATCCGGTAGGAGAAAAACCAACTCCTGAAATAGATGCTGATGTACATGGCATCATTGTATGAGCCCAAGGTAAATTTGATATTTTAATTTTATCTAAATCATCTGTGTGTAGACCAAATATACGAACTCGCACACGACCCATTTTCTTAGGATCATCACGATCTTCAACTACACCAGTCCACCAATGCATTAAGTTTTTCATTAGCGTTGCTTCACTTTCTTACCAAGGGAATCACGTACAACATCAAGAATAGTAACAAACTTACCATTAGACATTTTATGGTGAGTATTTAATACTAAATACTTTCCCGAAATATATTCATTTTCATCTGTAGAATTACCATAGACAGTAGGCTTACTTCTATCAATAGCAAATTCAATAATTTTGCCTGGATTTAAATCTGCACGACCACGAACAGACATATTAATCTTATTAAGAGTTAATTGGTATACAAATGGATCCGTTTCAAGCTTGGTAAATTCACCTTCATTATTATAATTGTTTATTTCCCCAAATGCCATACTGTTTTTATTTAAGATATGATGTATCGCATCATAATCACCTAATTTTTTATCATTTATAGTATATTCTGGGTTAACGAAAGCTATTTTATCCAAATGAGATTTTTTATTAAAATCTTCGTCATATTTGTATTGCACAAATTTATATGATTTAGTTGCAATATCGACTACCCACATACCAGCACCAAACGCACCACGAAGAGTATTCTTATACGTATTACCAAAATCACGCATATCATAATCAAATGCTACATTGTATGAAGCTGCTTGATTATCGGCATCATTTTCAGCAGTTGTACCGCCTTTATGAACAAACCTATTATATGTTATTTTTTTAAACATGCTTTCATATGATTCTAATGAAAAACCGTCTTTCCAAGTTTCATAAAAAGCATAAGGCATTTTTTTACTATTTACGCCTCTTCTAGAAAGCCAATCAATAGCTTGGAATGGATTCCAGTTAGGAATAACAACTGAATAATTACCTGCTGTTTTTTCTTTAAAGCTAATCTTACTTTTTAAATAATCTTTTACTATTTTTTCGATCGCATCATCAAGCGTACCGGTAAAAGATTGAGATACTAATAATAAACCATTTAATAACTGTTCAGGTGTAATTAATTTTAAAACATATACTACAGCTTGGTTATTTCCTCTAACGAAATTACTTACTGAACCAACATAGAAAGTACGCTTAATTACATTATTACCTTCAATAATTGTTAAGTCAATCTTTTCTTGACCGATGATAGGCATTGATTCAAGCAAGTTTGCAGAATCTACAACCGTTAGTTCTGCTTTAATATATGGAGATAGTAGTGATTCATATATGTCAACGCCTGAAATCAAGTCTTTAAATTCTTTGATTTCACCAGTTGAAGATGTGATCTTCGCACTATCTATCGAATAATCTAATCTACCTAATGCAGACATTATTAATTAGCCAATGGGTTTATTTGTTTAAAAAATTCTTGGGCAACTCTAATGATATATGCTGGTCGAATTACTCTAATTTCAGCTTTATCATCATTCAGTTGTTTTTCATATTCGTAATATGTAACTTCAGTTGCATCAAGTTCAGATTTATCTACTACATCTCCATTAGAATTAATATAATGATGAGTTGCGTTATAAAATTCAGTTTGGCCAGTAATACTAACTGTATTTCCACTAGTTAAGCCCAATACCAATTCATCAGACCTAAACTGACCTTGTAAATCAACTATGCGAAGTGTATTTACGTTGCAATCTTTAGATTCTAAAGTTGCAGTTGCACCAGAAATTAAACCTTGAACAGTTTCGCCTTTTACAAATCCTGTTGAAATATCTTGTTCAGTCGTTAATACGTATCCATCATATTTTTGGTTAATCATCAGTTCAAATTCTTTACGAGATAATGGCCAATCTGTGTGTAAATTAACTAGGTTTTCATTTATCATAAAGAAAGTCCAATAGTAATCTGGAGAACCATAGAACTTTTGTGAAAGGTGATCTGGTCTTTCTCCATCTTGAATAGTATATTTGCTATAAAGTAATAGATCTTCTTTAATACTTGCTTTAGGTCTAACAGTCCTAAATAAATCAACGAATTCTAGCGTATGACCATCATCATACATGTCATATTGCATTGTTGGGAATTTTTGGAAGTAAACTGACATATTAATATCCTTCCATGATAAGCTTGCGATTAAGAGCTTTAGATTCTTGGAAGGTAAGTTGAAGATCTACTTCTGCTGGCATACCATCCGCATGAAACGTTGGGCTACTTGTGTTATAAGTAACTGTAACAGAAGTTAAATATGATTGGATTTGTTGAATCATGTTTTTATTCTTTTTACCATTAGTCAAATAAGTGATCTCAAAAATATCTGGAAACTTAAATGTTGACATTTCTAATGAAGATTGTCCCTTTTCTCCGCTTTGATTACCGCTACTAACTTCTGGATAAGCCGCAATACGGAAAAATTG